CATGCTCTTTTAGTATCACAATAGTTACACGATGCTTGTCAATGTAATTAACGGCTGCATTTTCAATCATTAATCTGCCAGCGTAATCTGTCAGTAGATATTTTGGCCTCATATTTGGAAAGCGTGATGAGGCACCAGCACAAGGTATAATTACTTCCATAATTTTTTTATTTCGCTTTCAATAAAAGTTTTATCTTTTTCATTCTGTGTATATGGTAATACACGCATTAGCATCAATATTAATAAACTATCATCGTGATAGTGTGGTATATTCGATAATTCATCATTTATCTTTTTTAGTTTAGCATCAAAGTAAACATTATCATTACGAATAAACCAACGACATTGTATATCTTGTCTTAATTTTGCCATATCAAACACATACGAATCGTATTCGGTAGTTAATGGGTCAATTAAAACAAAACTCTTTTCAGCTATGCTATACAAAATATTCTCTAATGTCAAGTCACCATGATACTCGGATGCAGGCAAAGTTTTAGGTAACTTATCTAAAAGTTGTTTTTTTGTAAACGGCAATCTATATTTGTCAAACGGAAAAGAATCTAACTTTGCTTGATAAATTGCCGTGTAATCTTTCTCAAATGTGTTTTTACTTAATGTTCCAAACAGATATTGTAAAAACCATATGAGATGAGTGATGTTATTATTCTCTAAGTATGTTTTTATATCTTGATTTGGAATATATTCCATATCATATGAATCACCATAGATTTCTAATATCTTTGGAGTTTTTAAACCAATATGTTCGAGTTTATCCAAGCGTTCTAGGTTACGCTGAATATTTCCTGTTTTACGAACAATTATCATATCGTTTTCTTTTATAAGCTCAACCTTACTTGTTGAGTGGCCTTTGAGTTGCCTTATTACTTTTGCCAAGATTCAAAATCTTCTCTTAATAGTGAATGCCATGTGCCATTATATGGGCCTGGTGGAAATGGATGATTAGGGTCAAAGTAAACCAAGTTTTCACCAACAAGGCCTTTTTCACGCCAATTGGCTGCCATCATTTCTTCACCAATCATAATGGTGCCTTGGTCATAAAACTTGTCTATTTGATTAAAGCAATCTGCATACTTGTTCATATTAGCAGAAGATGAGAAAGCAAACTGGTCATTACCAAAATCTCTCGCAGGTGTTTGTCTGCAATTTGGAATATACAGTTTGCTATTGTCTAACTCAGCAAATGGTATGACAGTATTCAATGCGAAATCAAAACGACTACGAATCACCCAATCAAAAACCATATCATAGTTTTCTTCATAGGAACATTTCAATTCGTTTGCTTTTAATACTGAGTATGTTAAATTCCAAGCCGCACGAGCTGGGTCTTTTACTTTCCAGTTTGGTTGTGGCGGTGGAACTCTAGTGAACTTTGATAAATCATTTGTTAAAGATTCTTCAACCATGAATACTTCTGGTTCATAGTGATACAAGTTTTCAAAACCAGATGTATTCCAAACATGGCAAAAGACCGTTACATCATAGTGGTCTAGTAAATTCTTTTTATGATATTCAAAACCTTGTTGAACACAACGAGGTTGTCCACTTAAACATAATGCAATTTTCATTTTAGCCACTTATCGTTTTCTAAAGTCCATTTAACCATATCATTGATTCGTTCACGCAAAGAAATCTTTGGCTTCCAACCTAATGATTCCATGTATTCACCTGATAGAGCATAACGCAAGTCATGGCCTGGTCGTGAAGAATGAAAATCAACCATTTCATACTTCAACTCTTTGCCTTGTGCTTCTGCAATTAACTTAGCTAATTCTAAGTTATCTACTTCATCAGGACCAACAATGTTAAACTTAGGAATCTTTGCACCACCAAAGTCAGGCACTTTAGCATAATCTTCTGGTAGATTAAGAATGAACATCAAACCATCAGCAACATCTTTTGCATGAACATAATGCCTAGAACCAGCTTTTGTCTTTGATTTGTCTGAATGAATAGTCAACACTTCACCATCACGCACTTTACGAATGGCTTTTGGAATATATTTCTCTGGATGCTGACGCTCACCAAACACATTCATTGTATGAGTAACAATGATTGGCATATTGTATGTGTTCTCAAATGCAACACACATTTCTTCACCTGCCGCCTTAGATGCTGAATATGGATTCGTAGCATTGTAGCGGTCTCGTTCTTTGTAATCAACGCCTTCTGGTGCAGGACCAAATACTTCATCAGTAGAAAAGTAAACAAACTTCTCCATGTTTTTTAGTGTTCTAGCAAAGTTCAATAGATTAACTGTGCCAACCACATTGTCTTGCACAAACTCCATTGGAAACTCAATCGAGCGGTCAACATGTGAACCAGCTGCGAGGTGCAATACTAATTGAACATCACCAATTAAACCAGCGGTCTGTGGATTAATTTCTGCTCGCAAATCATGGAACACAATCTCTACTCGTTTCTTCTGTTCAGGTGTATATTTCTTTAGAATATCATCTAAACGATTTAAATTACCTGAGAAGTCCAAGCGGTCTAGCGATACAACTGTCCAATCAGTAGTATCTAAAATTGTTTCAATCAAATGATGGGCGATAAAACCAGCACCGCCTGTAATTAACACTCGTTTAGTCATTGTATTTTTCCTCTATAATTTTTTTCCACTCTGGTACTCTATCATATTGATGAACAATTGTAAAGGGTATCCCGGTAGAAGTGGTGACCTCATTGTTTTCCATTTTTGGAGATGGTTCTAATAGATGAGGTCTGAATTGGTCAATCTTACTTGGGTCGGCTGTTGTGCCTAATTGTGCAGCCCAAGCATCTTCTGATTTTAAATACACCGATGCTTGCCGATATGGTGCAGTTGAAATCATAAAATTAAATGTTGATTGGTCACAAATAGGAATTGGTCGACCAATAGCTGCCGCAAAAATTGAGATGAACAAATCTTTCATGGCATCGCCTGTGCCTGCAAGAACTCCTACATTATAAATCTCATTGTTTTTCCAATGGTCATAAATGTAATTACCATAGGTCTCAAATAGATTTTGATTACCCCATGGTTCATCTTTGTAATTCATACTTTCAGAAGCAAACATCAAAATCTTTTCATCATTCAATGTTTTCTGAATGTAGTCAATTGGGTTGCGTTGAAAGATTACATCTTTTACATCAGTAGTGATTACAAATCGGTAATCTCTTGTCTGTAAAAAATTATGCATGTGTAGGAAACGCTCAACATGCACAGGTATAGATGATTGGTAAATTAAATTACCATCATTATCTTGACGAGCACCAACAACCATGAAACCAGCGTCATGGACTTTCTTTATGGTATCTTTATCGCAGTTGAGAAGAACCAGGACTTTATCACCTTCGAATCCTGATTTATTGATTGAGTTAACCCAATACTTTAGTTTTGACCAATCATAGTTGGTACTTGTGCCAATTATCAAATCTTTCATAATAAACCTCAGTTGTTATATTTTACTTATGCTTCTTATAATCCTTAAACCTAGTAATCTTTTGGCCTGGCGTTGCGTTTTGATAATTTTGCCTTAATGTATCTGTTCCCCATTGACCGGCACCAGCAACAGGCAAAATATCTGGACTTACAGCCTCAGAAACACTTTTGTGTAGTTTAGTGCCTGTAACATTTTGAACTAACTTCCAAGCATCTTTTGTTTTTTTATCTTTGATGTGCTGTTTAAGTTGTTCTTTTTGTTTTTTTGATGCAACAGAATAGAACTTAAACATTTCCATGGCACCAATGTTACCAACATAAGCCGCTTCATCGACCTTACTTTTAAACATTAACCCCTCGTCAATGTAAGAATCTTTTGAATCTGTGCTTCTACAAGAGCTTTACGATTTGGCCAGTAGATATATTCTTTATCTGCTGTCTTTAAAAGTTTTGTAAAGAAAGGCAACACAAGTTTTTCTACTTGGTCTAATCTTGCTTTGTATTCTTCTGCCGTATCTGCGGTTTCAGAAATAACTTTATTGTATTCTTCTTCTGATACAGCTGAGAAACCAAAATCATCTTCGCCATATTCTGCCAATATTTTACTTAAATCATATGCCATTACTTGCTCCAATTTTTTGCGGCATTAAAGTTAGCTTGTGAGAACTCTAATCTATCAACAAGCTTAACTGCGTTACCTTTTAATTTATCAACCGCAACAAATCCTTCTGGTGCGGTAATTCTGTAACCTGTATCTGTTTTGACGAATGTTCCAATTGAACGAATTGATTCTAACTTACGAACAATCATCAATTTAGCATCGACCAACAAATTCATCAAATCAAAAATCGAACTAAGTGTGCCAGCATTATTACGGAAGAATCTCATAATCTCCGTTTTCTCTGTTGCTCGCTTGCGTTTAGTATCTTCTTTTTTGGCATCAGCTATTTCTTTATTTAGCTTTGCTTCAATCCAACGAATCATTTCTAATGTATGTGATTTCGTATTCGTTATCTTTTTACCTTCACGGACTTTTTGGTTATTAAATGTCTTAATGTAGGTAAGAATAACTTCACTTGTTGCTATACGATTAAGTGTCAGAGCCGGTATCGTTTGAAATAATCTACCTGCTATTGAAAGAATTGTAGTGATTTGTTTTGTTTCTTCTTCTGTGAATGTAGCAGAACCTGAAGTATCTACAAATGAGGCATCACGGAACCAAACATCTTTGGTTGTAGATAAGCGACCAATGTCAATATTAAAAGAGGCTTTCATATCAGACATTTTTTGGCCTGTGTATGATGTATGAAACACTACACCAATCTGAGCATCTAACATTGAACGAGCAAGTTTAGAATCAGAAGGCACCGCATACACGATTGTGTTTGGTTGAAATGTGATATATGATTCACCATCGATTACTTGTTTATCAATATCACCTTTAGTAAACATCATATCACCTTGCAAGACCCCTTTGATGCCTAGTTTTGGCAAATACGCAAGAGCAATTTTAAGTTTACGATTTAATTCAGCACCAGTATGGTTAGCATCAATGTCGGCATCTGTGTAATTTAATTTAGCATTGACATTGAAAACCGATTTAGTGCCAACAAAGAATTTACCATTCTCTGGATTAATACCTGCAAAGATAGCAGGTGCACCGTCCCATTTTGTGGTGACATTTATTTTTGTTGTTGAGTGGCCTGCTAACATATCACGAAGCGATTGCAAAAAGTTAATTGCACTTCGAGCACCAGCAACACCACCATTAAGAACTTCATCCTCAATATGTTCGAGGTGAACATTCTTACCTTCTTTGCCTTCGGTTAAAAACTGTGTGAAATTCATTAGCTATACTTTATGAAAATGCTACTGTTCTTTGTTGCAGATGAAGCATATTGAAACATATATGAACACAAAGCATCTATCTTTTTTTCTTTAATCATCGTGTAAATAAGGTCAATACCAATATACTTAGACATCCACCAGGTCTTATCTTTTCTATGCCCAGCTTTTGCTTCAGTTATTAAATTTGCTACACTCTCTCTACTACCAGATAAATCTTTAAACATTGTTGCAAACTTTTTAAATTCTGCTTCTGTTGGTTTTTGAATTGGAGTTTGTCTAGGAAAAGTTAACTTGGTTCTTTGAACTCCCGCATCAACAGCTCCTTCAAAAATAATACCACCACCAATTTTACCACCAGCAGATGTTTTACCTTTTATCTCACCTTGCCATGAAGATGGTTCAGGTCTGCTCGAAAAGTTTCTAAGTTGGATTTCTCCGTCTTTACCTTCTGATTTAAACTGTATGTAAATGTCTTTTGAATCAAACATATTCATACCAAGTTTTACACCTGTAAATGATGCAACTAATGGTTTACCGTTATTGTAAATTTTAGATTGTGCTTTAGGGGCTTTTGGGTCTAACTTCTTCAATGAAATACCAATTAAATTTGTTTTAGCAAACTCATCATAAATGTATCTGTTGTAATCTCTAAGTGTTGGCCATCCAGTTTTCAACTTAAAATCTTTTTTGACCATCCAGATATCAGCAGGATTCCATTTATCATCACCTGTAATACCACTACCATCTTTCATTCTACGCCATTCATTATAGATAGAATCTACAAAACGGCCACCACGATAAAACTTAAATCTTTTTCCTGTCTTGGCACCAGGAACATCTTCAAATATTTGATTGGCTGTTTTGACAATACTGGTGAACCAGTTTTCATCTAAGCCTTTCATACATTGTTTTAAGGTTCTATCACAGTCAGCGTCAGCAATTGTTCGCTCTGTTACCTGTGAAATATCACCTAATGGTTTACCATAGTGTTGACGAGTAGCACAGGCATAAGCCTGTAATGATTCTGCCAAGGCAGTAACTTCAGCGCCAGCACCAGAGATTTTTGGAGCAGTATCAGTATTAACTTTAGTAGGAATTTTCATCGCCATATATTTATCCTACTACGGTTATCTGATAATGTCAATCTCCTTATCACCTGTCCAGACCTCAATCTCTGTCCTTAAACGATTTTCTGTCTGGAGTGTTGTATATCTACTACACGCCTTTTTACGCCACCACTCAACCACATTGGCCAAATAGAATTTATCATAGTTTTCTTTGTCTTTGACCAACTTATCTGTCTTTCCTAGAACCACATCTTTGAAGTTGGAGAAGCCATAATTTGAATAATAATAACGCTTTCTTTCAGTCAGACCTTTGGCTTTATCGATAGTGTTTATAAACGCTTCATAATCTTCTTTGTGACCTTTCAATGCGGCTTTGGTCATGGCAATAATAGTATTGCTAATCTTTAATTTACGACTAGAAGCATCAGCAGGAACAAACTCGCCAACAATACCTTCAACATAATCTTTAAGGTCATCATATGGTTTGCCGTGCATCATTGGTAAAAAATCTGATTCGGTTGTGCCACCAAATCGCAGATAAGGTTTCATACCATCATATTGTGATACAGATTTTGTGGTGCCATACAAACTGGTGGTTTCAAACAAGCAAGTGTTCATACCATACTTTTTGTCCAGTATTTCACGCACCTCATGTGAACAACAGATAGATGCCAATAATTTACCACCAAGATAATTGTAACCAAATGGTTGTGCTGGCACGATAACAAAACCCATGGCTGCAGCACGATTAAATGATTTGGTTGTTTCTAGTTCATTGGTCATTACACAACCAAGAAGTTCATTTCTTGGCTTCATCATAATAGTTGGAGAACCAATGCGAATAAAACCAACCCATTTCTTTGTATTCTTTTCTAATACAGCCAAGCGAACATTACGACCAGGTGATGATAGATTATTGTGAGAAGATATAATGTCCAAGTATAACTGCCACCTTGGTGCTTCGAGTTCAACCACTTCAAAGTCCATATCTTCTGGTGACATGGTGAAATCAGAAAATAAATCTTCTTCTGGCCCACAACCAGGCAAAGCAAAAGGTAACTCAGCCAAAGAGTTGAGTTTCTGCTCACGCATGTATTCATCGATGCGATTGAAGTCAGAAAAATAATCTTTGAACACCTTGGCACAATGCAAGGCTTGGTCGTAATTCAAACTCATACTTTTAGACCACCAAAGTTGCGATTGAATTTAGCTTCTCGATTACCAAATGTATTCAATGGCACATCAGGTATATCTTCTTGGCCAGAATCAGCGAGGCCTTGTTGTGCCGTTTCTTCAACATCATACAATCTCATCTTAGACCTGTCAACGCCAACAACAAAGCGTTTGAAATGATTTGGGTCAGAATATCGATTCTTCAATTGCTTAACAAGAATCTGATTGAGACCTTCTAGTTCTTCATTGGTCACCAAAGCAAACATAAAGTCAGCAGTTGCAGGTAGACCAAACGATTCAGAAGTATCTTCCAAGCCAGGGTCTGAGTTTGAGAAACCGCTTCGTGTTGTTTGTGTTGCAGAAACAATTGGTAGATTATTTTCAACAGCAAGACCACGAAGTTCTTCAGCAATACTCTTAATGTATGTGTATGTGTTTACTGTTCCGCCTGGTTTGACACGAGCAGATGAGCAGATGTTTAGATAATCGATGAAGATAATATCTGGCCTGAAGTTCTTTTTCAATGCAAGTTCATTTAGCAAAGCACGGAAGTGGAGTGCAGAAGCACTTGCAGTTGGATATTCTTTGATGATTAGTTTACCATGTGTTTTGATTTTAAGTGCTTGAAACTTTCTTTCATAATCACTCTTACTCATGGTGTGCAATTCATTGAAATCAACATTCAATAAGTTAGCATCAATACGCTCTGCAATCTTTTCTTCGGCCATTTCTAATGTGATATACAACACATTATGACCTTGTGATAGGCAAGACCCAGCCATATGACACATAAACAATGATTTACCAACACCTGTGCCTGCAAGTGCGATATTCAATGTCTTAACTGGTAGACCACCTTTTGTAATCTTATTGAAAATGTCTAGGTCAAAACGAACTCTTGTTTCAACACGGTGATAGAAGTCGAATCGATTATCAAAGTCCTGCATGTAATCGTGACCAACATTACTGTCAAATGAAACACCGAGAGCATCAGCAAGAAGTTTAGGAATTTCACCTTTACTTTTCTTGGAGTTTTTCTCATCGAGAATACCAACAGATTCCATGATTGCATTGTAGATGGCCTTGTCTTGGCAAAACTTTTCTGTTTGCTCAGTCAACCACGCCATCTCGGCAGTTTCATCTTTTGATTCTTTGATTTCGTTTAGAAGCTCAATCGCTGAACGAACCTGTGGTTCTGTTAGTGATTTGCTTTCTGTTAGATTGATTACAAGTGCTTCGTGTGATGGAAGATTCTTGTATTTGTTTGTGAAGTCAAAAACTTCTTTGAAAACTACTCGCTCTGCATCATCGGCAAAATAATCGGAACGAATGAATGGTAAAACTTTTCGTGTGTAGTCCTCATTGTATATCAAATTCTTCAGAATTATCTGTTCTAATCTGTTCATCTGCTTTCGCTTTACTTAATAATATTTGTGTTAGTATATCACCCATAATTGTAACAAATTCCTCATCATTTTGCAAGAGGTCTATGTCGTGTTTACCAGGATGAACGATAGTATAACCGAACTGCAATCTAGCAAGTTCGCCTTCTTCCTTTATTCGTGCTTTTTCATAGTGATATACAACACCCTCATACTCACCTGCTAAGAGTTGGATACCGGTCATCTCGGTATCCTTAAACTCTATGAACGCAAAATCTTTACCTTCTTCAAGCACTTTCGGTTTCTTCCAAAACAGGAGTTTCTCCCATAATTGACCCATAAGCGATTCCATATTTTTGATTGATAAACTCTTTAAACTTCTTATCAGCAAGGAATGGTTCCATAAATTCAGCCGTCTGTGTATCTGTAAAGCGTTTCTTCTCACCTAGTTCACCAGTTTTCTGGTCAACTTTTGCATACCAACCAGGCGATGGTTTTGATACAAAGTTTCCTTCTACAAGTAAATCTAGCAAGCCAGAATACTTGTTGATACCACCTTCAAATGCAACTGAAATAGGAATCTTACTCTTTTCTTTTACATAACGGGACTTCTCAACATTAATGATGAAGTTATAACCCGTAATCTCTGTGCCATCTTTTTCTTGTTGACGACCAAGAATGTAGATGTTATCAGCAGAGTAATAAGAACCGGTGCCGCCACCAACGATATCTTTAGGGAACATACCAATCTCTTTGTAAGTATGATTCACCACAACCATTGGAATATCTTTAAGTGTTAAGTGTGGTGTCACCATGCGGAACAAACTCTTAACTTGTTTAGCACGGGACATATCTGCAACTGATTTGCCTTCGAGAGCATCTTCAACTTCTTTCTTTGATGCCAAATTACCAATTGAATCAAGCACAATAATCAAATGCTCACCACGATTAATTTCTTGTAACTGTTGCATGATATCAAACTTCAACTGTTCAATATCGGTCAAAGGTGTATGCAATACTCTTTCCATATCGATTTCAAATGTTTCAAAGTATTTGATTGGTGTGCCAAACTCTGAATCATAGAACAATAGAATAGCATCAGGATATTTGTCCATGTATGATTTAGCCATCAGCAAACTGAAGGCTGTTTTGAAGTGCTTAGATGGGCCTGCCCACATCGTGAGGCCAGGCGTAAGACCGCCATCTAAACTGCCACTTAATGCCACATTTACCATTGGCACGCCAGTGGGAATGGAATCTTTTTCATTAAAGAATTTAGATTTAGCAAGAATAGCTGAATCTTTAATTGTTGAATTCTTTTTTAGTTTGTCAAGTAAACTCATATTAAAACGAACCTCCGTCAAGTCGTGTTATTTTATCTTTGGGTATAATTTCATTTTTATCATCTATCAAAAAGGATTCTACACTAATAGGTGGTGTATTGTCAACCACTTTTTTCTTCTTTGCCTTTTTGACTGGTGGTTCTGGTTCTTGTTTGTTTAGATTGCGGTATGTTTGTTGAGCCGCTATTAATAAAAGAACCGCTAATGGGTCAAAAACTACAATGATGATAATGATTACTGCTCTTACTGCTTTATCTATAAAGTTTGGGTCATCTTTTGAGTAGAATAACTCGGCGATGTATTTAATAGGACCAATCTCTGCCGCCAACTTATTTTCTTCTGCCATTAAAGGCAACTTTTCGTTAGCGATTCGTTTCAGTTCTGCTTGTGTTTCTTGTATCTGCCTATCGATACGATTGTTTGCTGTTGCTGGGTCACCTGCTCTCTGTAAAAGGTAAGTGAGTTTATCTTTAGCAATTTTTTCTTGTGTCTCTAGTGTTTTTAATTGAACACTATTTGCACCAAGAATTACATTTGATTCTAAGTGTGCCTTCGACAAGTAACCAAAGATACCCATTGAAGTAATCAACATCAACAATACAATT